CCTGCTTCATTAAATGAAACTGAGGAAACATATGCACTATTATCTGTTAAAGTTATAGAACCTGATGAACCAGATATTGTTAATGCTAAAGATCCCAACAATAATTTTTCTTTGTATCTTGTTCTATCAATTGATAAAACATAAAATTCATCCGAAACTACTGAACCAAATGCGAAGTTAGTATTTTCATCTCCTATTACTAAGTTTTGAAATTGACCATATATAGTTGAAGTTGGAGATTTTCCGTTTACTGCACTATTATAATTTAAACTACCACTACCATTGTTATTTCCATATGCTAATGCAAATTGAATAGCGGCACTAGTATCTGAGGATTCTGTTTGATATATATTTAAATAATAATTTCCTGATGATCCTGCTTCTTGGGTTGATGAAGTGAAAAAAGTGGATAATGTTGGGGAAGCAGATGACCATAAAGTAGCGGAAATAGTATCCGAACTAACTACAAAATCTTCTGCGTCTAATCTTTTAAAGCTCATTTTTTAATGTATTTTTAATATTCTTAATTTAAATTATGTATTTTATTATGATACTTTAGTTATTGTAATTGGAATAGTTAATCTTGCTCCTGAATCACGTCCTTCAACTGTTAAAGTTGCATATAAAGATGTATTAGAACCAAATAATGTATTTACAGTTGTTGCTCTAATATTAATTGTAGTACCTACAACTGTTTTAGATACATTTGTTCCTAAAGTTGTTGTTGAATTTAATGCAGTGGCTTGAGCTGTATTAATACCTACACCTTCAAATGTTTGCATTAATCTAACATCTGAGATAGTTGCTGTATATCCACTAGATTCGAATGTGTTTCCTCCTAAATAATTTAATGTTTGTGGAGTAATTGCTAATGATGCTCCTTGTTTAATAACAATCGAAGTATAACCTAAATCTAAAATAGGCAATTTAGCTGTTCCTCTTGGTAAAGTTATAAGTTTATATTTCATAACTTGTGTTTCTTGAGGAAATGCTTCTAGAATAGGCATATTTTCAATAGCTTCACCATAATATGCTGAACCTGATGGGTGAGATGGATTATATAAAGTGTAATCTATTTCATCATCTGCTAATGCAAATTGAGTTATTTTGAAAGTACCATCCCCTTTAGCTAAAAGTTGTCTTCCTTTTGTTGTAAGAATTGCGTCAATTGTGACTATACTATTGTTTAAAAATCCCATTTATTTTATGTTTTTGTTATAAATATATAATTTTTATGTTTTTAATTAGGGTTTGAACCATAAGTTTTAGTAATGTATTGAATGTTATCAGTAATTACTTTTTTCGGATATAGATCTAAAATATATCCTGGTCCTGAGTTGGTAAATCTTGATGCATTTGGTCCATAAATCATCATAGTACCTGGTGATGATATTCCTTTGAATAATAACATTCCTACATCTGTTCCTATTTGAGCATTAAAATCAAAATAATCGGGAATATTATAACCCGGAGCTGAGACATAAAACTTTTCGTATATACCTGAAGAACCTGAGTATATTAATTCCCAGGGCGGACCATAAAATATTCCAGGAAGATTTAAAGATCCATCTGCTATACCTTGTAGGTTTGAATAAAAACTTACAAACCATTTATCTCCTTCACTAATTGAATTATTAATTATAGTTACAACATTACTTAATGAAGTATTTGAAGAAGAGGATACTTGTTGATTTGATGAATTTCTTTGTGAAAGTTGGACATCTTGTGATGATGTAAAATATATTATAGCAGATGAAGAAATCATAGTAGCTACTAACCCCCCATCATAATGAGTTGGAACCCAATATGATGCATCTTGTGCTGCTATATTTGGATATAAAACAGGTAAAGGTGATATTAGATTAGTTGTATTATTATATTGGAAGTTTTGGATTTTTGTATTTGGTCTAAAATTCTTTTCCATAATAATATCATAAGTAGAATCTGAAGGAGGTATTATAGTAATACTATCCTTATTATCTCCTACTAAAAGAATATTTGTTAATTGAATATTACCTCCAGCTACGTTTTCAGGATATCCTCCACCTCCCCATAATTTTTCATATATACAAGAATCTAAAGACTTAATGAGTGGTTCTTTACCGAATGCTGTATCTCCATTATTATATTGATTGATTACAGATTGAAATTGTTTTGTTCCTACATATCTAGCATTAATATGAGAGTCGTATGAATAATTCCATAAATTTATATTTGCTAAAGTTGCAGTATTATCTAAAATTCCAGATTGATTAAGTGCTATTATATTATTATTAGAATAATCAACATCCATATATAAACCATTATTAGAATTTGCTTCTAAAACATTATTAATTAATGGATTACAATCACTATTATAATATCCAGCTTCTACAATATATGGTTCAGGTATTATTAATGGATTAACTACACCTGCTACTGGGGTTATAGATTGGGTAAATAATAAACTAGCACTATTTAGATTAAATTGAATTGCACCTACAGTATATAAACCTATAGTATCTCCCTCAATTCCAAAATAAGAAGCAGAAATAGTAGTAGTTAAAGGAGTAGTAGATTGTATACTAAATATTTCTTGTTTAAGAATAGTTCCCGCTCCACTTGAGTCTAACTTTATAATGGAAATACCTCCTACATCTCCTGGACTTCCTGGGTTATTAACATTTGTATTAACGGATGCTGATATTATTATTGGAATGTTAGGAGTATTATTTAATGTATATAAACCTGAGCTAGTATTGAAATAGTTAAGTGTATTTCCACTTATTGAAGTATAGTTAGCTACTATTGTTCCTAAAGATGGTGATATTGTTCTTGAACCTGAAAATGAGGCTGAAGATCTGTAATTTAAAATTTCGGTATTTGTAGAAAATGTAGTTTGCGCCGGAGAAATATTATATAAATAATAAGTAGGATATTCCGTTATACTTAAAACCGCATGATCTACACCTGCTGTAATATCTGTGAATTTTATCCTTATATTATCTACTAATCCTAAAGGAATAGTATTATCTAATCCTGTTGAATCCGTTTTATTTATCTTAATATAATTAACCCCATATGGTCTAAATAATGGATCTCCTGCAATTCCTGAACTTGCATATAGTGGGTGTGCTGATAATGTTAGTGCTGTTGGATTTCTTTGGAAAATATATATTTCACCACTATTTGGTGATGTATTAGGATGAAGGAATGAATTTATTTGATTATTTACTGCTGTATCTCCTATTGTTTTAGCTTGGGATGGAGACAAAAACCATGTTCCTGTACCAATTTCAAAATCAGTAGTTCTATAATATATTGTTTTATAACTAGTAGCAGTTGATGAGGCATGTAATAGGTCTAAACAATCAACATCAACAAGACTTTGATGAGATACTTGAAGGGCTGAACCACTAAATTCTCCGTTATAAAATTCATCTTGTGTTTTGTGAATATATGGAACTATACCTAAAACTGTATTATTAGAACCTGACCAATTTTGTTTTATGTTTACAAATAAATTAATTGATGAAGTTCCTGGTAAATCAGGCATAACACCTGCAGTGCCACCACTAAAAGTTTCTAAAGGAAATGATTGTTGGTCTGTTGATGAAATATATATTTTTTGATCATTCAACATTGAACCTGAGCTTCCTATAGATGATGTGTAGTAATATTGAGATTGAGTTAATTGAGGTACTGGATATTTATTTCTTTCAAGTAAATGTTGTTTGATAACAATACCTGATGCTAAATCTGTACGAGCAGGGACCCAATCTTGTAACATTTTAAATAATGAGTTATCAAGATATTTAATTAATCTTGTATAATCCCATATATTATAGTTATGAGTATATTTTTTAAAATATTCATCTCTTAAAACATTTAAATCAGGATAATAAGTTAAATCTGTACTTTGGTTTCTTGGATCTCCTATATATTCCCCAATATTGAAATATCCGATTGAAGAATTAATATCTTCATTTATTTCATTTTGAGGTGAAAATGCTATTTCAACATAATCTATATCTCTAGTATAACTTTCACTTATTGAAAAAGACTGTTGAAGCGATTTAAACGGTGATAATACATTTGAATTGAAGGTATTAGCATCGCTACCACTATATGGTAAAACGTTAGTTTGTTGTTTTATTTTATTTGATATACTATTTTTAATACCAGAAGAGACTTGATCATAGAAAATATATTCTGTATTATTGACTAATGAACCATAGTTAGTAAAATCATTTCCAGAACCATCAAATGATTGTGTGATAGTCCATGATCCTGTTACTTTTGGATGGACTGAGGTAGAACTCGTATATAGTTCACTTCCTAAAGATGCTCTGAACGCTAAGAGATTGGGGGCATTATTTACAGTATTTCCATAAATATTATTATCCGCCTCAATTGAGGTTGGATTCATTACATATTTGTCAAAAGCACTTTTTGTTAAAGGTAAAGTATAATATCTTAATTCTTGAAGATAAACTGGAATATCATTAGTGCCAAACCTATCTCCCCAATATATTAAACTAGTAGTGTCCCATGAAGAATTGGTATAATTACTGGATGTGGATGCTTGAAAACCTAAAATATTTCCATCATTTCCATTATATTGTTTATTTGCAGCATATAGATAAAAGGGGCTTATTCCTGTACTAATTTCTTCTTCTCTAGTAACCATAACAGACCACCATCCACCATCAAAAATAGGGAGATATACACTTTGTGATCTTGTTGGATCTAATAAATAATCTGGATAGAAATCAATGTATCCATATTTGTTATATGGATCAACTGGGCCTCCGTTATATGGACTAGTTGTTGAACCCGAACCATTATATCTTAAATTAATACATGCTGTACTTCCTCCATGGTCTAAATTTAATATACTAGATGTTAATGGAGAAGATGAATAATCTCCAGGGATTCTATCAGTTTTAAATCTAAATTGAATTGTTCTAGGGATTGAATTAGTAGTATTTAATTTAGGCCAACGAGAAAATAATCGAAATTCTGTTTCTAAATATTCCCCAGACCTATAATAGTATGCATAATTACTAACATTCTGCCAATTATCCCAAGTATTATTATTTTTATCTTTTCCTCCAAACTCATTTATTCTTAAAATAGTATCAGGTATTCCATAAGTTGTAATTAATGCTCTTAATCCTTCTACTGTTCCTTTTTTCTTAAGAAGATATGGTAGGTTATGATAAATTCTTTTATAAATTTCTTTATTAATATCATCAACAGGAACAAGAGATCCAGTTGCGTTAGAAGTTATATAAGAATCTATATATTCATATCCACTTGGAGTAGGTAATGAACCAGTTGTATATGGTAAGTTATATAAATTTCCTGATGGTGTTATACCTATTAAAGCTGAATATAGGTCATTTGTTGAGAAATTATTTTGGTATATTTTTATACCTAAATCTCTTAAAATATCAGCTACTATATCTTTTGATACTCCATAATCTAAACGATTATCAGCATTAGATTTATTAGTTACATCCTTAAGATAAGTCCAAACATTATCAAAATGTTGTCCTATCATTTCAATAAATAATTTATATTTATCGTTATTTGAATCTTCTCTTAAATATTCAGGTATTGTATTTACTAAATAGTTTGAATTTTCTTCATCATATAGTGATGCTGAACTTAGTTGGCCTGATAACCAGGTTAAACCGGCTGCTGAAGTAGATAGTACATTTTTATATGGAAATACACTATTACTTTTAGGCCAAGCTGTACTTGATGATTCAAAATATAAATAATATTCATAACCATCAAAATTAGTTATAATATCATTTATTTTACTTAACCATAAATCATTACTAGAAGATAAATAATAACCTGAAGATCCTCCAAAACTAGAACTTACTTGATATTGTTCTAATAATGAAAGTTTATAATAAAAGTTTTCTAACCTAGTATATGCTGATGAGAAGTTTATAAATTGAGAATAGTCTGAATAATCTATATTAATTTCAATTCCTCTTTCTGCTAAAATACTTTTTGCTTGATAATATAAACTTCCAGTTCCTAATGTTGAAGTATTAGAAGTTAATGAATTATAACTACTATATTCTGTTGAGTTATTTATTTGATCTTTTATTCCTATATTTGTATTAGGACCAGCTAAATAAACATTATTATTTGTAAATTCAAAAGTTTCAAATGAATCAATAGAATAAGCTATAGTATCAGATATTTTTTCTACTACCCAACATTCATTTTTAATATCAAATTCAGCAGGTAGTGGTTCATATAACTTAATTAAAACTGTTGGATCATTAGGATTAGTATTATCTAATAAAATATTATTTGCTATTAATAATTTATTATCATTAAAATCTAAATAAAAATCTAAATATACTCCAGGACTATTTTGTATGTAAGAAATAAATTCATTAGTTGAGTTTACTACATCTGTATTTAGAATAGAAGTAGTATTTAATCTAATTTCAGTTCTATCAGGACTAATTTGATCAATGTAATATCTATTAGTTGCTGAAGAACTTAATCTTTTTCTTAAAAAGTTATATAGTGTATTATAATTTCCTGTGTCGTATCCAAATGATTTTAAATCTTCTTCAGGATCTATAACTACAATATTATCTAATAGTTTATAGTTAGGGTAACCAAAAACATTTGAATTTAGAATGTTTTGATTACTATCTAAAATAAAATATTCAAGATAATCAGTTGATGGATCAAAGGCCACATCAATGTTTGTTGATGAAATTAAATTATTATCTTCCAATGAATATTCTTGATATTCAAAAGTTATTGGATCTACTGGATTTATATTAACTATTTTGGCCATTTTATTTTTGTAAAGTTGTAATTGTTTGAAGTAAACTTACATTTTCACTTTTAAGTTGTGTTATTTCTTCTAATAATGATTGTATCAATTCATCATTTTGAGCATTACCTATATATGCAGTACTTGTTTTAATAAGATACTCATGAGAATTCGTATCTCCAAATTGAGGTATAATATAAAATAATTCTTGATAATATTTAAAGAAATCTTCAACTGAAATAGTAGGTTGAGTAACATCTACAACTGGTTCAATTAATTGTGTAAATGAAGTATCAATTACTTTTGGGTATTGATTTTTACTGTATACTTTTTTTGTTAAATTAATTTTATCCATTTACTATTTTAAAGTAAAAATTATCATTAAACTCAAATGTTGAACCATTTATTGTTGTTTTGATAAAAATTTCATAATATCTTTCTGTTTCAAATCCACTCATATCTAAATTAAAATAACTACTAGTTTCATCAGCACTCAATTTAGTATATTGAGTATCAAAATCTATTACATATTCATTAGTAGCTAAATCCTTTACAGCATAATATGAACTTGTAGGTAAATAATAATTATTTGTAAAATATGAGGATGTTGAGAATACTCTATTAGGGTAAGTAGGTCTAGCATTTACTCTAAACTTATTAATACTACTTGGATAAAAAATTCCTGGGTTTTCAGCTACTGAAATTGTTGCTGGGATAGTACTTATAATAGTTTGAGTTGATGAACCCGTATTCCATGTAAAATCTACCCATTTAAATTCTAAACATGGGGGGTAAATAGTATGAGTATCAACTGAAAAATATTTTAATTTAGGTTGTACATTTAAATCATCAACGAATTCTACATCCTGTTTTAAAATAAATCCATTATTTGGAATAGAACCAGAATACCAAGCACTTACTACATTAGTTACATTTATATTTATATCTTTATCACTCCAATATCCAAATGTTTGAGAACCACTATATGAACCTGAAATATACCAAGTTCCTCCACCAGCATCTGATGATGTAGAATATGAACCTGTACTTCCAGCTACGAAAGAAGAAGTTGCCCATCTATTAGAACCTTGGTAATCTCTCCATATCCAACTACATCCATTTTGAGTCTCAGGTGAATTAGTAAATTTACCCGTTCCCATATTCCATGATCCTGATACTGGGAATACTTTTATTGTAGTATCTAAATTTAGTCCATCTTCATTGGCTACAAAACATCTTAAATTAGATTGCCAAGTTGAACTTGAGATTTTATTATTTATTACATCATTAATCTCACTTGTAAAAAATTGGATTAAAAACCTACTTGCTTGAGGAGCAGGTTTACCTAAATCTCCTACAACTAAAGATGCCTCTAGAATCTCATCTAATCCCGTATTCATTTCTTCATATAATGAATATAGGGTTGCATCTTTTTCAGGAAAAATTTTATATACAGCCATTCTTTATTTATTTATTATAATTTTTTCTAAATTTATATATTTCTTTATCTTTTAAATAATTTAACATAGTAGGGATAGATAAATTATATATTTTAGCTAGTTGATTAGTTGATAATGTTTTATATTGTTCTTGAATTACTTCTAAATTTAAATTATCAGTTTTACATTTAGTTTTTTTACCTATTATGGATTTGGATAAATTATCTTTATGTTCTTTACTTAATTTTTTATTAGTTAAAGGACTAACATATTTTTTTATTTGGGAAATTTTATCTTCTAATTTATATAATTCTTTTTCTCTTAACCATATATATCCCCCAGCACATTTAGTTAACCCCATAAGACATCTATTTATATTTCCCTTATGTTGTTTTTCAGCATCTATTAAACCTTCCCATATTTTTATTAATTCACCACTTAAATTAAATTGATAAATTTTTCTTCTTAAATTTTTTGAAATATTTTCTTTAATAATTTTACTTCGTTTAATATTAGCTTTTAACAACCCTTCACTAATTTTATCCTTAGTTTCTTGACTCATATGCCCAAATCTCCCATCTGTTCTACAACACAGACTTGGTACTTCTAATACTTTATATAAATTTTTATAATATGTTTCGCGCATTAATAGTTGTTCAATAACACATTCCTCAACTATTTCAAATTTATGATTTTCGGGACCGTATTTTTTGAGTGAGTTATATAATTTAGGTTGAGTTTTACATCGTAATGTTTTATAATCTTTATTCCACCTATTTTCTATATTAGTAGATTGACCTACATATATTTCGTTGTTTGGGTTGGTGATTTTATAAATTCCAATCATATATTTTAATCATACATATTATAAAACATTAAAAGCTAACACAGCGACCAACTATATCAGAGTTTAAGTATTTAACTTCAAAAATACTAGGATCTAAACTAGGATAGATTACATTATTAATAGTTGCTGCTTTTATATCGTAAGCATATTTACTATATCCTAAATCTTCTCCTACTTTATTTACTATTTCTACTTTATTTACTGTTTGTACCCCTTCTATTTTATCTAATAATATATATAAATCTCTTAAAAGAATAGGCTGATTTATTTGCCAGTTATCTATAGCAAAATAATTTTTTAAAGCAGTAATACAATTAACTAGTACTTCATTATTATTATAATCGGGTAATACTATTATTTCAAAATTAACTCCAATATTAATTATAAATCCATCTTTTATATTTATAACATCATTTACCATTCTATATTGAGATAAATAAGTTGAAATATTTTGTTTTAATGCTGTTGAAGGTACTCGTAAAGTTTTATCAGCGTTATAACTTAAAGCATATAAATCTAAAATTGAATTAGTTTCACCTGCTGAGATATTTTGTGCTTTTGTTGTTTCAACATATGCCTTAGCAATAGCCCCATATTTGGCAGGCATTGATAATACTCTAACTAAATAATCATCAGATGTTACGTTTCTTAATTGAGTACTAAAATTAGCGGATGCATTTTGGCGAATTTCTTCTATTGTATCTCCATCTCCTCCTCCATCAGCTGCAGATGCATTATTTACTGCTAATGATGAAAAAATATAATTAGCAGTACTTGTATTTAGGTTGTTTTTAAGAAATTTAATATCTCCTGAAATGTTAGTTAATGTGTTTGCAGGAGTATTTGCTGTTGCTCCACCTCCTGTTAGATATCTAACAGTTAAAGTAGTGTTTGAGGGTGCAATACCATATGTTTTTGTAAAGATAAAGTTGGATGGAGAATATGCTGTATTAAGTTTTTGTTTTTCAAATGGTAATCCTAAACCTACATTATCAGGATTAGGTACTACCGTTTCATCTGTATCACTAGAAGTTCCAGCACCAAACTGTAATTGTAAAGATCCAGAATCTATAAATCTTGTTGCAAATCTTCTTTGTACTTTTTTTAATTTTAATAAGTACGGAGTATCTCCGGCTGAGCTAAAATTAGGGTCATTTGCATTTGTATTTTTTATAGAATCATAGATTGTTTCTTGTGCTAAATAATCTACTTCATACCATTCATTGTTGTCCGAATCCATTACATCTAATATTCCTACTATTTTATCTGCGTTAATATTAACAGTTGAAAATTTAACAGGACTACCAAAACTAAAAGTAGTAGTATTAATTGTAGATGATATTGCTTTTCTTGTTTTCTTTAAAAGAAAAAATGTTGGATTTCCAGCTGAAATGGCATATACACTTACTTCAGTAGGATCAGCCGAACTAGATACTGAGAAATCTATAGGGTCTTCTATAATAAAATTTGAGGTTCCAGTTAATGGAGAAGAAATTACTGCATTTTCATTTATAAAAAGAGTATAATCAAAATCAGGAACATAAATACTACTAGATAATTTTGATGGAACTTGTTGATAAAAATCAACATCAGCAGTAGCAACTTGGGTAACGTTTGGTTTGTATCCTAACATATATGCCAATTCAAATAAGTTATTATTTTGACGAGCATATTGTAAATAATTTTCTTGAATTTGATTATCAAGATAAAAAGATAAAACGTCTCCAACATATGCAGCCATCTCCATAAACATCATTCCTGGAGATGATGGACTGAAATCATTATATGTTGTTGGAAAATATGTCCTAGCATAGTCAATTAGACTAGCTCTAAATTCTGTAAAATCTTTGTTAAGATATTTTATATTTCTTTTTACTGCCATTTTATATAAATGATATTTGAATTTGATCAACTATCCCTGTATGTATTATTTTATATTGCATAGTAACTATTATTTCATTGTTATCTGGGTTCTGTAGTACTTCTAGAGTAACTATAGAAACTGAAGGGAAATATGTTGCTATTTGACTTTGAATATCTTCTTTTAATCCTTCAACATTCCCATTAGATATTTGTTCAAAAATAAAAGCTCTAAGATTAGCTCCAAAGTCCGGATTTAAATATCTTTCTGTGCTATTTGTAAGAAAAAAATTTAATAAATTATTTCTAATAGCATCTTGAGTAGTATAGGTTGAAAAAAAAGTTCCAGGGGCATTAAAAGGAATAGAAACCCCAACAGCCGTACTAGGCTTAGTATCAATTGGAAATATTCTATGGGGATTATATGCCATTATTTATTATTTCTTACCTATTAAACTCATTATTTGATCCATACCTAAATCTCCAGAAGGAAGAGTTCCATTTACAGGATCTACACTTCTAGGAACAAAAGTTTGAACATCATTAGAAGTAAATGCCTTTTGAGTTTCTCCTAAAATGTTTTGAATTGCTGCTCTACGATCAATTGGACTCATTTCACCTTGAGAGTTACCTATTAATGGGGTTGTTCTCATATGTTCATTAACCATATTTCCTTTTGGAGATTTTAATGCTTCTAAAAGAATATCTTTTAATTCTTCTTGAATTGATTCTCTTACGGCTTCTTTGATTATTTTTTTAAATTTTGTTATGTCCAT